TCATTCTAATGGAATTTCTCTTATTTCAGGCTTTGGCAAATCTCCCATATTCATTGCCTGTATTCTTAAAGTGCAGAATAAACCACTATTGTCTCCTTTTGATAGTTGCTGCATAGTTATAAATATTCCATCAACAACTTCATTCTTGTTTACTCTTCCCATTACAGGATTGATAGTGTTTCCTAAAACCATTGGATGGCTGGAGATGTCTATAGCATTGTAAGCAAGATAGTAAACAATCAAAGGATTAAGTCCATTGATGTTGAATGAGTTTCTACTTTCAGGCAGGTTTATACCATACTTGGCTGCATGGTCTTTAATATCTTGGATGGATACTGTTACATCATCTATCAGCTTTAATCCATTCTCCTTAAACACCTTTTGAGCTTCTGACAATGTGTATAAGGAATCTTGCTTGGCTGTCAATGCTCTATTCTCTTGATATAGTGATATGCTATAAGAGATAGAAGCTATTGATATAATACCTAATAGTATGGATAAGATTATAAAACTCCTCTTCATTTGTATGTCTTTTTTTAGTCAGTTGTCTTTAATTGTCAATTTATCAAAGTCAAGAATCCATTTGTTTCTTACAAGAAAGTCAGTACTTAGAATGCCATGAATTTGCACCCCTGTTTCTTCTTGTAGCTGTGTCACTGCATTTGTAGCATCCAAAACAGTAAAGTTTGAGGTGTAATCAATCCCTTCAAAAGTGAATGTTGCTTCAATAGTTGGATATTCTTTATAGTTTCCTTCTATGCCCATTGTGCTTTGATAATCACCAAGCACTTTAAATTCATTCTTGAAGTGTTCAAACACATAAGTAAAAAGGACATTGTGTGTGGCTCCTGTATCAACAAGAAAACACAAATTCTTTGGTTTGCCTGATGTTGCTATCAGTGGCAAGCCTGTTTTTTGCAAGCCTAAAGTCAGTGGAAATTCCATATATCTATTACATTTTTAGTCATTATTCCATTTTGCATCTGCATCTCCTTCATAAGCATCTGCCAATCCACTATCAATATCTTCTCTACTCCAACCACCATAATAGGCTTGCTCATCTCCATAAGGGTCACTCCAATCACCAACATCATTTATTTTTTCGGATTCATAATCCCAAAAGGATGTTTTGTGAGATGCTGCTTTTGAAATGGTTCTTTTAGGAGCAGCTTTAGCAGGAGATAATGTGTTTTTGCCTACATCTGATTTTTCCATTAGCAAAGGAAATATCTTGCCATTACTATTGACAACAATGGAGATTACAGGCTCTTTTGGAGTTCCTTTTAAAGAAACAAAACCTATATTAGCCCCGTAAGTAAAATACAATTGTCTTGTATTAGGTTGAGCCTTGACATATAGTTTTTTGCAATGTACTAATTCCTTAAAAGCCTCTACTGAATAAGTACAGATGTAGCTTAAACCATCAAAGATGACCTTATTGCCTAATAGATGAAGGTTTATTCTTTCTTCTTTATCACCGAGAAATGTCTTAAGAGAAAAAAGATATTCTTCCTTTATAGCCCATATTTTATCATATTTCAGTGGAACAATTATGTTTCCTAATGTATTTACTATTCCCCATTTATTCTTTTCTTCAATATATGAGTACTTCATTACTCGGGCAAAACCACAGATGAATTGTGGGTCAAACCAATTGTATTGAGGTGGAATAATAACTTCTCCCTCTTGGTTCTTAACACCAAACAGACCATCCTCTTGAAATATGATATACTCCTTATCCATGCTGCCTTTTTGTAGCCATACCACAAAAAGAAAGGTGTGATGCTTTCTTGTTGAGTCCAAGGTATCACCACAACACCTACAATCACAAACAAGGAAAGCCCACACCTCATGGCATGAGCATTCACTTCCTTACTGCTGTGATTGTTAGTCTTCAAAGTGGTGATTTTAGGACTTTCACAAGTAAGAAGCAAACACTTCTTTTTCTAATATGTCTTGTTAAACTTCTATTTCATTGCTAACTATTTTTGTTGGTGTTGCAAAGTTACTGTAAAATGCTGGAATAACCTCGAAAAATGGGAGAAATGACGCTAAATGACTTAACATCAAAGTCGTTACGGTGTCAAATGAGGACAAACCGAAAAAGCGGAAAATGCAAGGAAAAGCAGAATATTGCAGGAGAACGGTTTGCAAATCATTACCCAAGAAGATGTAAGATTTAACACATGTAGGACGCTATTTCACCGTTTGTCACTGTTTTGCATAGCAAGGTTTAACTCGTTGATATTTAACTTTGCAAACAAAAACGAGTATGGCAAGAAGTACATTCAAAGTGCTGTTCTATGCGAACGGCAGCAAGGAGAAAAACGGTATTGTCCCCATCATGGGACGAGTGACAATCAACGGTTCTGTGGCACAGTTCAGTTGCAAGCAGACCATCCCGAAAGCACTTTGGGATGCGAAAGGCAACCGAGCCAAAGGCAAGAGCATTGAAGCGAGGGACATCAACCACGCTTTGGACAACATCAAGGCGCAAATCATCAAGCACTACCAACGCATATCTGACCGAGAGGCGTATGTTACGGCAGAAATGGTGCGCAATGCCTATCAAGGAATCGGCAGCGAGTATGAGACATTGCTCGGAGCGTTTGATAAGGACAACGCCACGTTTCAAAAACGTGTGGGAACAGACCGTGTAAAAGGAACTTACATGGCAAGGGTTCGTGCAAGAAACCATGTGGCGGCATTCATCAAGGCGAATTACAAACGAAGCGACCTGTCTATGCTTGAACTGACACCCGACTTCATCAAGGAGTTTGCCGTATTCCTTTCCACTGACAGAGGATTGCAGAACGGTAGCATCTGGACTAACTGCATGTGGCTGAAAGGTGTGGTCATGCGTGCGCACTTCAACGGACTGATACCGAGAAATCCGTTTGCGCAGTTCCATATCAGTCCGAACATAAAGGAACGTGAGTATCTGACGGAAGAAGAACTGAAAACATTGATGACACACGAATTTGCGGATGCCAGACTTTCCTACATCCGTGACATCTTTGTTTTCGCCAGCTTTACCGCATTGTCATTCGTGGATGTCAAGGAACTTACCACTGATGATATAGTGGAAGTGAACGGTGAGAAGTGGATATTATCCAAGCGGCACAAGACCAAAGTCCCGTTCCAAGTGAAGCTGCTTGACATCCCTTTGCAGATTATCAAGCGTTACGAGGAGTTCCAAACGGACAAATCTGTTTTCCCGAATCTGAACTATTGGTCTATATGCAAGCCATTGAAAAAGATGATAAAAGAGTGCGGAATCACAAAGGACATCTCATTCCATTGTGCAAGGCACGGGTTCGCCACCCTCGCACTGAGTAAAGGTATGCCGATTGAAAGTGTCAGCCGTGTGTTGGGGCATACGAACATCGTTACGACCCAACTCTATGCGAAGATAACCACGCAGAAAATAGACCACGACCTTACGATGTTCGGTGACAAACTGAACCAGTCTTTTGGAAACACAACAATGGCATAGGACTATGGAAAGAAGTACCATCACAATAGATGAGTTCGGCAATGTTATTTTGCCGAATGACATAACCAATGTATGGATGAACGAATCCGAGTTGTTGGATTTGTTCAATGTTACCGCCCCGACCATTCGGGCTGGGATAAAGGCTCTTTGCAAGAGTGGCGTGTTGAGAGAGCACGAGATAAAGCGTACCATACACCTATCTGACAAGTGCTGCATGGAGTTTTACAACCTTGAAACGATAATCGCCCTCGCTTTCCACTTTGGCACATTCGGAGCGAAGCAGGTGCGCAACGCCATTCTGAGAAGGTTCTACTTGCGAAAAGAGAAACAAACCATCTTCTTTTCGCTAGCCGATTGCTCTATGGGTATGTCGTAGATTAGATAAATAGCAGGAGTTCATTGCGCTCCTGCTGTTTATCTTTTATCGTTTCTGCTCCTCTATAAATACATCAATTTCCCCTAAATAACCAATTTCTTTAGGAAGTACGAACATATTGTTCGGATTTACATATTTCCGAAAATGGTCCTCAATATCGTAAATTTTCAAATCTTCAATATTTGTATTAGTATTAAATCCAACAGGGTGGATATGACACAATTTCCAATTAGACAAAGCATAACTTCCTAATGGTTTTGTGTACTTAGCATTGGCCTTAATCTCCTTTGTAGCCATAAACACCATTGGCAACTCTTTTTGGCTCAATAACTCTTTGATTTGAGATAAGGTAAACACTGTTCCTTTTAAAACATTGCTATACACCCAAATAGCTACGGTATTGTCTGAAACGATAATTTCTCTTCCACAGGGATGCATAAATGATTGACCTCGTTTATTTGTCTCTTTACGAATAATCAATGGCATATCTTTGTCTGCTATCCATTCTTCTATCAGATTATTCCAATTTTCAAGTACATCAACTTCTATTTGAGGGTTATTAGGAGAATTATGCCACAATGTACCTATTTCCTTAATTTTCATTCGGATTTCTTCCCCTACCAAATCTTTTGTGGGCATACGTCTTTCGGGCCGCTTAAATGTCGAGGATTGACTTGATATTAGAAATTGCATAGCTCGTTTAGGTGGATATTTACAACTATACATTCTGCCCTCTTGATAGCTCTTGGTTTCAATGACATTTGAAAAGACACGATAGAAATCAGATTTTGTAAACTTAAATGTTCCATTTGGAGTATGGACAATAAATGTTTCATTATCTTTCAAAGGCTCAATCAAATCAGCCTTGAAACACAATCTACTACTTGTATATTCTACCATATGCTAACTATTCAACCAAATTATACCACAAAGGTACTCGAAATACCCCAGATGAGAGAATTCTTGCCGTTCATAATAGGCTTAAGTTTATAGAATTCCTCAAATATCTATCCCCAGAGTACTTTTTTCTGTATTCTGCTATATTTTGCGTAACAACTTATCCATTAAATGCTTATACTTTTGTAGCTGGTATTTTTCAAACTTAAAACTATTTGATTATGTCAGCTAACAAACAACAAGAGAGCCACAAACCGCCATCAGATGGCAGCGTGGCAAAAGAAGAGTTCATCCGAGTAGGAACAACGCTCTACAAGATTGTGGAGCAGCCAAGACTGAACGGAGGGTATGTAAAGAAACGCATCATGTGGAACAACGAGACCCTGCGCCAAGACTATGGCAAGGACTATCTTGCCACCGTGCCGAAGTATGACGGTTTCTGTACAGTCCCAAGCCATGTGGACTATCGTCCCGTGGTGGACAAGTTCCTCAACCTCTATGAGCCGATAGAGCATTGTCCACAGCAAGGCGAGTTTCCCTGCATCCAATCATTGGTTCGCCACATTTTCGAGGAGCAATACGAGTTGGGGATGGACTATCTGCAACTGCTCTACCTGCAACCCATCCAAAAGTTGCCCATCCTGCTGCTGGTATCGGAGGAACGTAACACAGGTAAGAGTACGTTTCTGAACTTTCTGAAAGCCGTCTTTCAGAACAATGTCACTTTCAACACCAACGAGGATTTCCGCAGTCAGTTCAATTCCGATTGGGCAGGAAAGCTCCTTATCGTGGTGGATGAGGTGCTGCTCAACCGCAGGGAGGACAGCGAGAGGTTGAAGAACCTCAGTACCACACTATCCTATAAGGTGGAAGCCAAAGGCAAAGACCGTGACGAGATAGCGTTCTTTGCCAAGTTCGTGCTATGTTCTAACAACGAGTACCTGCCCGTAATCATAGATGCAGGAGAAACACGCTATTGGGTGCGCAAGATAAACCGCTTGCAGTCCGATGACACCGACTTCCTGCAAAAGCTGAAAGCGGAGATACCCGCCTTTCTCCATTTCCTGCAACACAGACAGCTATCCACCGAAAAGGAAAGCCGCATGTGGTTTACTCCCTCGTTGCTGCATACAGAAGCCTTGCAGAAGATTATTCGCAGTAACCGCAACCGACTGGAGATAGAAATGCAGGAACTTATCCTTGACATCATGGATAGTGTCGGAACGGACACATTCTCGTTCTGTTACAACGACCTTCTTCTTTTGCTGGTACACTCGCAAGTAAAGGTGGAGAAGCACCAAGTCCGTAAGGTATTGCAGGAATGTTGGAAACTCACCCCTGCACCGAATACACTTACTTACACCACCTATCAAGTGGACTATACCCGAGAGTGCCGATATTCTCCCATACGAAGAATCGGACGGTTCTATACCGTAACAAGAGAACAGTTGACAGCACTCTGATTATCTTGATGAAATGATGAATAAGCATATAACCATACTGAAATATAAAGGTTTGTACTCTCATCAAACCCTCATCAAAAACAACTTACTGATGAAAAGAGAAAACAAGTCAAGTATGCCATACCCGATAAGGCAAATGATGATTTTCTCTTTTGGTAAGTGCTTTGATGAAACAATGATGAGAATGTATAAGGTTGCTATCCAATAGTTTGGCATACGCATTCATCAATTCATCGGTTTTACAATCATCATCAAACCATAGAAATATGAACATACAAGAAGTAAAGAACATTCGTATCGCAGACTATCTGCAAAGTTTGGGCTATACGCCCGTCAAACAGCAAGGCAACGGCCTTTGGTACAAATCACCATTCCGGGAGGAAACGGAAGCCTCGTTCAAGGTGAACACCGACCGCAATCTATGGTTCGATTACGGGCTTGGCAAAGGCGGTAACATCATCGCTTTGGCAGAGGAACTATACGCAACCGACCATGTACCCTACTTGCTCAACAAGATAGCGGAGCGAGTACCGCACATTCGTCCCGTATCTTTCTCTTTTCGCCAGCATTCATCCGAACCGAGTTTCCAGCATTTGGAGGTGGGAGAACTTACCCATCCTGCATTGCTCCGTTATTTGCAGGAAAGGGGAATAAACACCGATTTGGCAAGGCTGGAATGTAAGGAGCTGCACTTCATCCATAACGGCAAACCCTATTTCGCCATCGGCTTCCCCAATGTTGCCGGAGGGTATGAAGTGCGCAACCGTTTCTTCAAAGGCTGCATCGCACCGAAAGACATCAGCCATATCCGTCAGCAGGGAGAGCCGAGAGAGAAATGCCTTGTGTTCGAGGGTATGATGGACTACCTGTCATTTCTTACGTTACGGATGAGGAACTGCCCGACCATGCCCAACCTTGACGGGCAGGATTACATCATCCTTAATTCAGTTGCCAATGTTTCCAAAGCCATAGACGTGCTGCATAGGTACGAGCGCATCCACTGCCTGCTTGACAATGACGAGGCAGGAAGAAATGCCTACTTGGAATTGGCAAGAGAGTTCAGCGGACGTATCCGGGACTTCTCCGACAACTACAACGGACACAAAGACCTGAACGATTACCTGTGTGGTAAGTCCATGTCCCAATCGGATGAGCCGATAAAAGAGAAGAAGCAAGTCCAATCCGCAAGGCGGATGATACAGCCACCGAAAAAGAAAGGGCTGAAGATGTAAGGGGATGCTTGCAGCGGCACGGATATTTACCGATGGAAAATACCGTAGCTTATTAGGGAATTTTCCGAGCCGCATTGCAAGCAACGCTGAAAATTCCCCAATAAGCCAAAGAGGTTGCACCTCTCTGGACTCTCCAAAGCCAACGGCAACAGCCGTACATAAGCAATAATCAAACAATGTTTCACAAGCAGAATAAGAAGGGAATTATATATGGGATTCGTAGTATTACACATGGAAAAGGCGCACGGTTCCGACAGCGGAACGACCGCCCACATCGAGCGTTTCATCATACCGAAGAACGCAGACCCCACACGCACACACCTTAACCGAAAACTCGTCACTTACCCCGATGGGATAAAAGACCGCACGGCAGCCATTCAGAAAAGATTGGAGGAAGCAGGACTGACACGCAAAATCGGGAACAACCAAGTTCGGGCAATCCGTATCAACGTGTCGGGAACGCACGAGGATATGAAGCGTATCGAAAAGGAGGGTAGACTTGATGAATGGTGTGCCGACAATATGAAATACTTTGCCGACCTGTTCGGCAGGGAGAATATCGTGGCAGCGCACCTGCACAGGGACGAGGAAACGCCGCACATACACATCACACTCGTCCCGATTGTCAAGGGAGAACGCAAGCGCAAGAAACGTGAGGAACAGGTAAAGAAGCGGTATCGAAAGAAACCAAACAATGCCGTCCGTCTGTGTGCCGATGACATAATGACACGCTTGAAGTTGAAATCATACCAGGACAGTTATGCCGTAGCAATGGCAAAGTACGGTCTGCAACGTGGCATAGACGGTTCGCAGGCTCGCCACAAGTCCACGCAGCAGTATTATCGGGACATACAGAAACTTGCCGATAGCTTGAAATCGGAAGTGGTGGATTTGCAGGAACAGAAAACCGAAGCGGAGCAGGAACTCAGACGAGCCAAGAAAGAAGTACAGACCGAGAAACTGAAAGGCGCGGCCACCACCGCAGTGACCAACATCGCTGAAAGTGTCGGTTCTCTTTTCGGCAGTAACAAAGTCAGAACATTGGAACGCAGAAACGAGGACTTGCAAGACCGCATCCTTGAACTTGAAGAAGAAGCACGACAAAAGGAACAGCAACAGGCGAAGCACATACAGGAGATAACGAATGCTTACGAACAACGACACCGCAAGCTGTCCGAGTTCGTGGATTATGTCAAGCACTATTTCCCGTATGTGGAGAAACTGATGCCGACCATCAAGTTTCTGCGTGATACGCTGAACTTTGGCGATGCTGTCATCAGAAAATTATGTACGTTCAAGGATGTTTCCATCAAAGGGGAACTCTATTCTTGCGAGTTCAACCAGCATTTTAAGGCTGATAAAACGATATGTTCACTTAAAGAGGACAAAGAGGGGAAATACAACCTCCACATAGATGGCGTTTCACATGTCAGTTGGTTCAGACGGAAGAAAGAGGAGTTTATGGAGAAACTGAGACCACAAGTAAGAAGCCAAAACAGAGGTATTAAGCTGTAAATCATAATAAAGTCCGTGATAATTGAATGTTACATCACGGACTTTTTGTACTTTTGTATCAAAAAGTAAGTAGAATGAAAGGACAACGAACTAAAACAATCTGCATTGTGCAACATAGCATTTCGAACGGTGCTAATGGCGACCATCGTAAGAGATTAGTAAACATGAAAAGATTGACAGGTTATTGCCTAATCTTTCTATTCAGTTGTCTTATCGGAGGTTCTTGTGGTAATCCACAAAAATCTAAGATTAGTTCGGATTATGGAGGGGATACAATCTATACGACCTTTAATGAATATGACAAAACAGTTTTGTCTTATGAAGAGGAAATTATCAAGCACATAAAACAAGAAGCGATTATTATAGCACAAGACAGTAATAGTATCTGTAATACGGGACTTAAGCTTATTGGTACTATTCTCAATTCCGAGAATGATACAATAACACTCTTGGAAGAAAACGATGTATTTGGACTATTACAATGTCCGCATGGAAATGGGAAAATTGTTGTGTATAAAAACAAGATTCGGCAGGGCTATTATTCAAATTTCTACAAGGGATTTTTTGCAGAAGTAAAAAATAATCTATTATGCATAAAAGATGTGATGGACGTAGATTCCGAAGGTAATTTTATCTTTGGCAAACTCAACCTAATAGACTTTAGAAAAGAGATACCAAATAATATCTTCATTTATGTAGATAATGAATTTGGAGATGAACATGTTTTCATAAATAATACTGAATAAAGGACTTCGTTTTATGATAATCAAGAAGATAAATACTTATAAGTATCAGATTATTGCTCTCCATTTAATTGGACTTATCCTTTGTCTTATTATCGCATATAAACAAATTCATCTGCGATGGCAGCTCGGATATGTCGTATTTTGGACAACGGCAATATTCGGAATCATGTTCATGTTCTTTATGTTGAAAAGATATTGGACTAATGTCATCGCTAAATTATATGGCTTTCTATGGATTCCTTTTTCCTTAATCGGGCTGTTTTTTCTATTGTTACTTGGCAACCTATCTTTTGTGAAACAGATGAATTTGTAATGAGAAAATCAGGTGGATTTATGGGCTTTGAAACGGCTGTTTTATATCGAAAATATGGCTTGCGGGAATTGGAACTGCATCGATATGAATTGGTCTTTCCTGAGTCCATCACTCCGTTAGATTCTCTTGGCGCAATCATTATCTATGGTGAATATCCCGATGGAGAGGGCGGATGCAGCAAAGGAACGGTTATCTACCCGATAGATGATTATACATATTATAATCACATTGACGAAATCAAAAAATATGCTGAGCAAAAGGGTATCGAATACTGTGATTTTAATTGAGAAGCGCGAATACATAGAAACATATTTCTCCAACGAATAAAAGGGACAGTTGGGTAATACTAAAAACGGCAGAATATGAAACTTACCAATAGCCGATTGGGGAAGAAGCCTGTTTTTATCGGGCTTTTAATCCTTATAACTTTAATCATGATGACAGCCGTATTGAAAAGATGTATCACGATTGATACGGATGATGTAGAACGTGTTGGAAATGAAGTAGTCAAAATGATTGACAACTTCAAAAACAAGAATGGACGACTGCCAAATGGACTTGATGAGTTAGGTACTCCTTTTATAGGTAATAACGAAACGTACGAATATCGGGGGTATATCTTTTATTACGAACCTGAAAAATATGGGTTCAAAAAAGACTGTCATTATTGGCTTTATATTACATTTGGTCCTGATGAGGATTACATTTATTATTCTCGGCGAAATTATTGGTTATGGAATTATGATGCAGATAAAATAGCGGAAAAGAGAGAAGATTTATTTCACGAAGTCTTTACCGCCTACAAGCCCAAATGGGAATGTGATAGCCTGTGTGCAAATATTGACAGCATCAATACGATTTACCCCATTGCACCAGACTCGTTGATTTATTGTCGGCAATATTATGAAGATGGAAAAATCGCAGCTGAGGGTTGGATGCTTCAAGATTGGGACAGAGAATCTGATTACAGCGATAATATTGGCATTTGGAAGTATTACACAAGAGATGGCATAATGATTGAAAAGGATTGGGGAAGACATATGGTGAAATGAACACATCTCATATTTCAATAGTATAAATCAACGGTCAGTTTGAGACTTTTCGATTTTTTTGCTACTTTTGCATCAAGACGAGCAACAATGATGGCAAAATGAAGCAAAACGTAGAAATAGATACGGTTGCTAAGTCATTACCTCAAAATTGAGTAATTCTCCCAAAGTCCTTTGTATAAGGCACTAACAAAGGTATTCCAAAATTACTACAAAAAAGTGAAATGCGGAAAGATATAGTGATAGAATTGAGTTACAAGGGTTTTGGTTGAAGTGGCGATAATCCGTGAAGCCATTACAATCCCTGCCGAAGCCAAATCCTGACGCCGCTACGTTACTTGTTCGTAACCATGCCCGAAAATGCGACAAACGGGTACGAATAGCGAAACAAGGCTCTAAGGAATAGTGAGTTATCCATAACTCATGCGAAAAATCAGGTTACGGAAAAAGATTGCGCCGTTCCTCCCCGTTTTGCGTACCAACACCGGACTCTTCACCAACTAATTTTGAAACCCAAAAATTAAGGACAATGAAGAGTACATTTTCAGTAATCTACTACCTCAAGCGTCAGGTAGTGAAAAAGGACGGGACAGTTCCCGTCATGGGACGCATCACGGTGGACGGCAGCCAGACACAGTTCAGCTGCAAACTGACTGTCGATCCGAAACTGTGGGACACCAAAGGTGGACGTGTCACGGGCAGAAGCACGGCGGCACTCGAAACGAACCGTATGCTTGACAAGATGCGGGTACGCATCAACAGGCATTATCAGGAAATCATGGAGCGTGACAACTTCGTCACGGCGGAGAAGGTGAAGAACGCCTTTCTCGGACTGGAACACCGCTACCACACGCTGATGCAGGTGTTCCGCCAGCACAACGAGGACTACGAGAAGCAGGTGGAGGCAGGCATGAAAGCCAAAGGCACGCTGCTGAAGTACCGCACCGTTTACAAGCACATGCAAGAGTTCCTCGACATCCGCTACCATGTGAAGGACATCGCCCTAAAAGAGCTTACCCCGGCTTTCATCTCCGACTTCGAGATGTTCCTGCGCACGGACAAGCACTGCTGCACCAATACCGTGTGGCTGTACGTCTGCCCGCTACGGACGATGGTGTTCATCGCCATCAACAACGAGTGGCTGACACGCGACCCGTTCCGCGAGTATGAAATCAAGAAGGAGGAAACAACACGCAGTTTCCTGACCAAAGATGAGATCCGCCTGCTGATGGAGGGGAAACTGAAAAACGCCAAACAGGAATTGTACCGCGACCTCTACCTGTTCTGCGCCTTCACGGGGCTGTCGTTCGCGGATATGCGCAACCTTACGGAAGAGAATATCCGCACCTACTTCGACGAACACGAGTGGATAAACATCAACCGCCAGAAAACGGGCGTGGTGTCCAACATCCGCCTGCTC